CGGCAGTTGCAGAGGGGTATATCAGTAAAAGCAATATCGAAACGGTTGTACGCAAGCTTGGCAAGAAAATAGGAGTTCAGGCATATCCGCACAAATTTCGCAGGACATGTGCAACAATGGCTTTAAGACGTGGAATGCCAATAGAACAGGTCTCAAAAATGCTTGGTCATGAGCAGATTACTACCACACAGATTTATCTTGATTTGCAAGAAGAAGACCTCGAAATTGCACATAAAAAATATGTCACATAAAATAAAAAACAGTCCCGGCAGATGTGCGGTCGCACCGGAACTGTTACATCAAAACCGCTAACAGAAATCAAAAGGAGAATGAAATAATGCAGAAAAATTCTGAATATCGACTGAAACGCTGTCCATTTTGTGGCGGTCAGGCAAGAATTTTGTCCACATGGGACGGACTGTACAAGGCAGAATGCAAATGCTGTACCTGTGGAACAGCATCTTATACTACTCAGATTGCTGTTGCTCGGCGATGGAATCAAAGAGCAGACAGTTATCTGGCAAAGTGGATTCCCTGTGAAGAACATCTTCCAGAGAACGAAAATCCGTGTCTTGTAATCTGTCGGACATGGAGTATGGCTGAAAATGCATGGAAAGAAGGAAAATTGATGATTCTGCGGTATCTGCCGAAAGAACATAGATGGAACATCAGCGGCATGACAGATGTCACGCATTGGATGCCCATGCCGGAAATGCCTGAAAAGAAAGGAGAAATTACATGACTGACCGAGAAAAAGCAATTGCACTGGCCACTGATGAAACGCCTGTCATTGACCTGAAAGATAATGATTTCGGCTGTATCCTGTGTGCATCTGTCCGGTACAGCTTAGGCAGAAAAACATATATGCCCAGCCTTGTGACAAGTTTCATCAGACCTTTTTTGCCGTATCTGAATGATAACACAATTTGGAATTTACAGAAAGATATTTCAGAATTCAGAGACTACGGTGATGATTGTGATGTTCAGACATGGACAGCGTTTTTGGCAGATGTCAGAGCCGAGGTCAGAAAGCGAGGCATTACACGATGAAGGGCATATTCAAGCTGAATCCGGATTATCAGGAAATTCTGAAATTGGATAGTATGCTGAACATAGCAAAAATTCCGCATATCAGGCACAGAATGTTTGATGGCTGGAAGATAGCCTATATTGCTGATGGAAAAGTGATTTCTGATGTAGTTGAACATATGGGCAGTTATGGACATGAGAGAGATTTGATTGAGCTGATGGATTTCAGCTTTCTGACAGGACAGCAGAAAGACAAAGATGAAGTCATTGGCTATCTGTCAGCTTACGAAATATTCAAAGTTTGGAATAATGATTACAGAAAAAGAAAGCAGCTATTATAATTAAATTAACCAAATGGTTAAGTTCTATGCCATCCCAAATCAGGGCGGCATCTTTGATGGGTGGGCGTTTCGCCCAGTCATCAAAGAAATCAAAGTGAAAGCCCCGAAAATCCTTGACAAAATGGCTATTTTCTGTTAGAATTAAGATGAAGAAAATATGTTCGTGTTAGAGGTGATTTTGTGAAAAAATTCGTGAAAGTGGTCAGTAACTACTGTGAAGAAACAAATGACTTTGATGATAGTTTCTGCGTGCAGGAAGAACTGATTCCGGTCAAGAATTTGATTAAGATTTACAAGTATAAGGGTGGAAAGCCGATGCTTGCATATGTGTGGCGTAATCCTGTCAGCGGTATTCTGATGGAATGGCGGCAGATTTTCCATTCTGATAGGCAGAGAGATACGCTGTTCAGCAAATTAGAAAAGCAGCTTTGCTAATCTTGACAGAATGCCGAAATTCTGCTATAATTAAGACATGCAAAGGAAAATAATGCAGTCTGCTGTAAATGATACTGGAGGGACTGCAATGCAAGCAAAAACTGTAGGCGGACGAATCAAATACCTGAGAGACCAGAACCACATGACACAGAAAGCACTTGCAAGACGGCTCTATGTGTCAGACAAAACAGTAGCGAGTTGGGAAGCCGACCGCACAGAACCAAAAATCATCTTCATTATAGAATTATCAGCATTATTCCACGTTTCCTTAAATTATTTGCTCATGGGAAAAGATTACACTCCTTGATTACGGTCAGGGAGTGTAATTTTATTTCTCTATGTTTTGTAGAATTTCATTGACATTTCAAGCAATATACTATATAATAGTAACAATATAGCAGACAATTATTTTCCATTGCTTTTGACATTCCTTCATTTACCGCCTTCCGGCGGTATTTTGGCAGAGTAGAGCATTGGCAGCTTGCAAGGCTCATAACCTTGAGGTAGGCGGTTCGATTCCGTCCTCTGCAACCATATGTAATTTCAGAGCATCTTTTTTTGAATCATATCTAAAAAGGATGCTGTTTTGTTTATTTGGAGGCTTTTGATATGATTCGGATGCAGATTGAAGGCGAAAAAATAGAACTTGAACTGCGTGGCTGTGATGAGCTGATTCTGGAAGAACTTTCTATTGCTACTATCAGGATGCTGAAAGCTATGGAAATGAGTGAAGGTAATCCAATCAAAGAAAACCTGGCAGCATTGGTATTGTCCTTGCTGAGTGAATCGGAACAAATCAACACTTCAGGGTGATTATGTGAATGATGAAAACCTGATTCCGGCTGCACACAAGTTAACTGTCGAGGAACAGTCGAGAGGTGGCAAAGCATCCGGCAAAGCCAGACGAAAGAAAAAGAGTATGAAACAGGCGGCTGAACTGCTCCTGCATCTTCCTTCCAATCAGGAAGATGATTCTCAGATGCTTTCTGATGTTGGTCTGGATGCTGATGAAGAAGCTACCAACATGCTGATTGTTGTGGCAGCTATCATCAAAGCGGCAAAATCCGGAGATGTAAAGGCAACAAGAGTGCTGATGGACATTACCGGAACAGACTACTACAAGAATGAATACCTGAAACTTCGGAAAGCAGAACTCAAGCTCAAACAGCAGAAAGCAGAGGATGACTGGTAATGTACGGCGTAAAAGAAAATAAATGCCTGGAAGAAATAGCAACATGCAGATTTCAGGATACAATGGACATTGAAGGCAGCACAAGAGAAACCAAAATCTATCATAACGACAAGATTACTGCGGAAAGTGCCGTGATTGTGAGCTTTTCTGGTACGTATTATTCCGGTGTTACATTTGAGGCAACTGTCGGAAATGGCGCGGCACTGGTTACAGTTGTTTATGAGGGAGAGGATTCTTTTCCGATAACCTATAATGTGACTGTGATATGAATGAGAAACAGCAAGCCTTCTACAAATCAAGGCAATGGGTAAACCTGATTAAGCTCCTGCGGATAGAGCGTGCCTCAGAGGACGGCTTTGTTATCTGCGAGCATTGCGGCAAGCCGATTCTGAAAGCATATGACTGCATTGCACATCATATCGTGGAGCTGACAGAGGAAAATGTTGACGATGCTACTGTTGCTCTGAATCCGGATAACATCAGACTGGTACATTTCCGCTGTCATAATGAGATACACAAGCGGTTCGGCTATGGAAATCAGGCAAGAATCATACAGCAGGTGTATCTTGTCTATGGTTCTCCGTGTTCCGGAAAGACTACATGGGTTGACAGCGTGGCAGAACCGGAAGATATTATCATGGATATAGACAGGCTATGGAGTGCTGTCCGCTCCGGAGCATGTGGACAATATGAGAAACCTCCGGAGTTGAAAAGCAATGTGTTTGCGATGCGTGAATCTCTGCTGGATATGATACGGGTACGGCGTGGTAAGTGGCATAATGCCTATGTGATAGGCGGTTATCCGTTACAGGGAGAAAGAGAACGTCTTGCTGACAGTTTGAATGCCAGACTTGTCTTCATTGATACTCCGAAAGAAATCTGTCTGGAACGGGCGAAACAGAAAAATTCTGACTGGACTGATTTCGTAGAGAATTGGTTCGACCGCTACTCCCCCCCTCTGCCTTAAAATTTTTTCCTCCGGGGGATTGGATAAGGGGTGGTAATTCTCACAGAAAGCGATTTTTTGAGATTTTTGAAAAAATTTCCGAAAATCCGGAAGGGGATTTGCATGGATAGGGAACAAGAACTGATGAAACTGCTTTTTGATGCCGGAATTGATGCGATGGTAACAGTTTTTCAGAAACTGGTGCAGGAAATCGTCTTTCTGGAGCAGCAGCTTACAGAATTGAAGAAGTATCCCTTCATTTCTGTGAATCCGAAGAATCCAGCACAGCAGAAGCCGACACCGGCAGCGAAGCAGTATAAGGAAATGCTCCAGCAGTACAACAACAGCATAAAAATCATGATTCGGACTCTGGAGCGGAACAAAGGCACAGAAACTTCTCCGCTCCGTGAATATCTTGAAAAAATGAGGCGGAAAGATTGAGCTGCTATCTGCTGGAATATCGTGAAGCTATCCGCCGGGGAGAAATTGTTGCAGGAAATGAGCTGATAACGGAGCTTGACAATCTGATTGCTGACATGAATGACCCTCACTACATCTATGATACCACGGATGCAGAAATGCGGATGGATTTCATGGAAAACTGCATCAGGCTGACAAAATCGCCATTTTACGGCAAGCCTATGAAGCTGATGCTCTGGCAGAAGGCATTTATTGAGGTCGTTTTCAGCTTTAAAATGGCGAATGAAACCTATACCGACAGTTTCGGTATGGAGAAACATGTTGACAGGTTTCAGAAAATCGTCCTGCTGATTGCCCGTAAGAATACCAAATCGGAGACTTGTTCGGCATTAGGGCTGACAGAAAGCATCATCGGCAACGAGGGAGCGGACATTGTGTGCAGTTCCAACGACGACACACAGGCGAACATCCTGTATGATGCGATTGACACCATGCGGAAGATGATTGACCCGAAGGAGCAGGACACTCACAAGAATCAGCAGTGTATCAAGATTTACGGCACAAACTCAAAGATTTTCAAGATTTCAGACCGAACCAGAAACAAAGAAGGCAGAAACATTGATTTTGCTATCATTGATGAGGTTCACGAGATGAAAACCAACGTGATTCTGAAATCTATTGAGCAGTCTCAGAGCCTGAAAGATAATCCGAAGCTGATTATCATTACAACAGAGGGTTTCGTCAATGACGGTGCATTGGATGAAATCCTGAAAAACTGCCGTGAAATCATAAACGGCGAAGATGACAGTATTTCAGCAGAACGGACACTTCCGTGGTTATATACACAGGACTGTGAGCAGGAAATCTGGACAGATGAGAAAAGCTGGCAGAAAGCCAATCCCTCTCTTGGGACTGTCAAGAAGTACAGCTATCTCCGGACACAGATTGACCTTGCAAGAAAAAGTAAGGCTGACCGGATTTTCGTACTCTCCAAAGACTTCAACTTCAAGCAGAACGGTGTTCAGGCATGGCTTAACACAGAAGATTACCGATATGAAGCTGTTTATGATGTAGAGGATTTTCGTGGAGCTGTCTGTCTGGGTGCGGTTGACCTGTCCGAAACAACGGATATGACCTCGGCTAAGATTCTGCTGATGAAGAA